GCAGCTATTCAGAACGCCTGGAGCGACAGACCCTGTTCAGTTAACAGGTGGTAATAATTTCAATATCACGCTAGAACTTATGCAACAGAAGCAGGAGAAGATAGCGAAAGACTTTTTCATTGACTGGTTGTTACGTCCTAAGAAGAAGGAGCGTCAGACGATCCTTGAGATTCAGGACGACCGTGAGGAGATGTTCCGCCAGTTGGGAGCAGTTTTAGGCAGGATCGAACGGGAGTTGTTGGGACCGCTTGTCAGATACACATATCATTTATTAGAAGAACATGACAAGATCCCAGCTCCCCCTGCTAGTATCGGTAGCAAGAACATCAGTATTGAGTTCGTAAGTCCAGCGGCAGTAGCTCAGACAGGTTCTAAAGGTAACTTACTCTTACGTTTCATCCAAGAGATCACCCCTCTTATGCAGATAGATCCTTCAATAGCTCAAGGTATTAAATGGCCTGAGTTCTTGCAGCAACTAGGTGTGTATAGGGGAATCAGCCCAGAGCTTATGTTAAGCCCAGAGGAGTTGGATGCAGTCAAACAACAACAAGCCCAGCAGGCTGAGACGGAAGCAGTAGCGGCACAAGGTGCGGCGATGCAACCAGCAGCTTCGGCGATGAAAGATATAGCCCAAGCTAAGTCAGCTGGATTAAATGTATTAAATTAATGCCCTCAAAGAAGAAGAATGGAAAAACGATCAATCAGACATACAAGGATTTGTTCTCACAGGAGAACCCTGACGCTGTAGTCGTATTGGATCATATGTTAAAAACCCTAGGTGTTACTAAATACATCGGGGGTGCAACCATGGATGAGCTGGCTCGTGCAGACGAGCGAAGACGCTACGGTTTCTCTTTATTACGCTTACTAGGTCTATCCGAAGACTTTATAAAGGAGCGTGCCAACGTACAACTAACAAGTCTAGAAGAAAGATTATACGACGATGAGTGATGGTCAAGACACAGGTCAAGGAACGGGGAGCGAGCAATCGTCCGCACCAACCGGGAGCCTTGGGAGCCAATCAGCCCCTGCCACAACAACCGAGCAACCTTCAACCCAAATGGATTGGAGAGATGCTATAACAGACGCCTCAATTAAAAACAGTCCCACGATTGCTCAATTAGAGGCAGGTAGTTCTTCAGAAGCTTTGGATCTTATGTCCAAGCAACTGGTGCATGCCCAACAAATGGTGGGAGCTGATAAGATCCCCAAACTGAAAGAGACAGCAACACCTGAAGAGAGGAAGGCTTATTTAAATGAGCACTTCGGAGTTCCTACTGACAAAGGTAATTATGACTTCGGTCTGCCTGAGGACGCAGGGGATGACATCAAGGAGGTAGCTGGATTGTTTCAGGACATAGCTTTCGACAATGATTTAACTGCAACTCAAGCGAAAGCTTTGTATGAAAAAGTCGGAGAGTATTTTAATGAAAAAGGTGAAGCTTCTAAGGCAGCTCAGGAGGCTGAAATTAAGAAAGGCCTTGATGGACTTCGGGAAGAATGGGGTGATCGGTATGATGCTTACCTCAAACAAGCGAACAATGCACTCGAAAGACTGAATGTTGAGGGAGCTGACAAATTCTTCGAAGAGAATCCCGCAGTATCGAACTCCCCTGTTATGATGAAGTTATTCCAAAAAATGGCTGCTGTTATGATGGAGGATGCCCCTGTAGGGACTAACAACAACTACGCAACTTCGGGGTCGTCAAATGCCGAAGCATTTGAGAACAGTCCGGAATGGAGATCAGCCCTTAGTAAAGTGCTCAGCGGCAATGCTACACCTGCTGAGGAGGCTGAATATAATCGTTTAAGACTAATAAGGGACAACATTTACGCTACCGCAGGTTAAAAAGTTCTTTACAAACCATTTAAGATCGCTACCTTTATTTTAAGGGTAGCGATTTTTTCGTCCTTTGACCCGACAAAGTCGGCCATCGCCTATGGAGAAGGCACGAAGTCCTGCTGTGCAGGGGAGCTTTATCTTAACCAAAATTAACCACAAATAATAATACAATGAGTTATTTTATTTCAAGTGGCGGTGGAACAGGCTCCTCCGCTATAGATACAGTAAAAGTAAATCAGTTCAAAGAAGGATTTGCTACAGCATTTCAACAAATGGATGTTCGTTTGGCTGGTGCGTTCCGTATGGAAACACAAGACACCGAATATGCTTATCACGATCGTATCGGGATTGCAGAAGAGATGCAGGAAGATACCGTTCGTTATGGTGATAATCCTCAGTCTGAGATCGATATGGATCGTAGACGTACACAAGTAAGAGATTACGAGCTAGGTAAATATATCGAGCCAAAAGATCTTCATCGTGTATTAACTGACCCAACCGCTCCGGTTATCGCTGAAATGCGTAAATCTGGACATCGTAAGATTGACGACATCGTTCGTGATAATATCTTCGGAATAGCTAAAGCTGGTAAAGCAGGTGCAACTGAAGTCAGCTTTGTTGACCAAGGTTTCGCAGGTGAAGCTGGTGATGCTCTTATCTCAGTTGGTGAGATGTCTAAAGGTCATAGTAACCCAATCACAACTACTGGTGATTATCGCTTACAAAGTGGTGACACAGAAGGTATTGATATTGGAGTTGAGTATGATAAGACTTCTCCGGGAACAGCTACAGGTATCACATTGGACAAACTGCAAGCAGTTCGTTACACAATGATGAGACTAGACGTAATTGATCAATCTGAAGTTCTTGATATTTGGTTGGGATCAGCTCAGTTCAATCAGTTAATGGACATCGAAGAAATTCGTAACGCTGACTACTCTATCCGTAAGAACTTGGCTGAAGGTAATGTAACCTCATTTATGGGATTCCGTTTCCGTCACTTCGAGCGTTTATCTGGTAGTGGAACAGCTGCTGACCCACGTCAGTGTATCGTAGCTAAGAAAGAAGCTTTAATCTTCTCTCAAGCTAAAAGCTTAAGTGTAGATATCTGGAAAGATACTGCTAAGAAGAATATTCCATATATTCTCTTCAAATTATCTGCTGACGCTACCCGTATGTTCGGTGAGTGCACAGCTCGTGTTAACTGTATAGACTAAGAAAGGGGAGTGATTTAAAATGGCAGCAATTACATATGATGCTTATTCAGATCAATTAACTAACGTAGATTCAGACGACAACTTGTACCTAACAGAAGCTGAAAAAGGCGGAAGAGTTCGTACAGTTCGTGCTGAGTTTACAGCAGCAGCATCCATCGCTGATGGATCTCAAATCGAGATGGCCCGGATCAAAGGATCTCGTGCTATCAGTGGAAGTATTGACTCAAGTGGTCGTGCTTTACTTCGTGCAGAGGTGGGATACTCTTTAGTATCTTCTGCTACTGACGACAATGACAATGTATTACTAGGTGGGGCAGGAACTCCAATCTCTATCGCTACGGCGGGAACGGTTGCTCTTACTCCCCATGATGGAACAAATCTAGTAGGTTCAATCGCATTACCTGCCGGAGAGGTATCCTTGTTCGTAACTGTTGATAACAACGGGGGAGCAGGACTACAGTCTGGTGATGTAATCGCACTTGACCTTCAGTATGTTCAGTAATGGCATCAACTAAGATCGACATTTGTAATGGCGCGCTCATCCGAATAGGTGAGCGTGTCATTTCATCCTTAACGGACGGGACTGCAACAGCAGACCTGTGCAGCAACCGTTATGAGATAGCTAGGCGAAAGGTGCTTCGATCGCACCCTTGGAAACGTGCACGCAAACGTGCTGTTTTAGCGGCTAGTGGAACTGCTCCTGACTTTCAATGGGAGAGGCAGTTTCCAATTCCCTCAGATTGTTTGAGGGTCTGGTTGGTTACCGATGTAAATGGTGATCCGATCAATGAGTGGGAATTCGAAGGCAATATGATCCTTACGGACGAAACTTTAATTTATTTAAAATACATACAAGACTACGATGATGTCAGTTCTTTAGATGACTCTTTGAATGAAGTAATCTCTTTGCAGATGGCTTTGGAAATGTCCTACGTAAGATCTGGCGATGAGTCAGCTACTAGGCGTATAATGGAAGAGTATCGTATTAAGTTTGCAGAAGCTAAAAGTATAGACGCTAAAGAAGACTACCAGAAGACAATAGATGCCGATGAGTGGATCAATGCTCAAACTAAAGGGTTGTTACCTACTAAATATAAAAACTTAGCATAATGCCAGAGATAGACCCCATACAAACCAACTTCACGTCTGGGGAGTTATCCCCTAATACTTTTGGCCGTGTTGATATCGATCAATACCGTAATGGGGCTAGGCAGATAACAAACTTCATAGTCGACCCTAAAGGGCCTTTAGAGTTCAGAGGGGGTTTTGAGTATATCGAGGATTCTAATGCAGCTACAATAAGTGAAGCTTCTAGGTTATTCGACTTCGTTCCTACAAGTAGTTCAGCCTACCTGATTGAGTTGGGAGATGATTTCATCAAAGTGATGGATCGTGATGGTACACAGAAGTATATAGATTTGACATTAGGCTACGCAGCTGCTGACATATGGGATGTTACTGTGGAGTCCTCTGATAATGAAATGTTTTTTTATCATCCCCTTTATGCGCCGAGGAAGTTGGTGCGCACTGATGATTCGACTTGGTCGTGGGAGCTTCGTGATTTTAAACGTGGCCCTTATGTTAATATTGACCGCAACGATATTGAGCTGCAAATAGACACCTTTGTTTACAGGGTGACAATCACTACTTCCAATACAGGGGAGTTCGGCACTTTAAGTGTAGGCACAGATGATTACATCGAGTGGGTGGATGGAAATGATTGGTTTCTAGGTAAGGTAACGACAGTTGTTGATACTTCTACGTTAACAGTAGAGCCGGTGTCTTATATCGTCAGAGATGTTAACTTCGACTTAGCTCCTCAGAGGAACCAACCAGCGACAGGACAAATAGGTTCTAGGGTAGCAGGTTTTTCTTCACTTTTTGAGAAAGCTTATTTAAGGTTTACTGATGCGAATGACGGCAAAAAGTCATGGGTCAGAGGGGACTTTTATAATGGCACAGACGGCACGACGACATTATATGATACACTTACTGTTGATGACCTCGGCAGTTCTCAATATTATATTTCACACGACACCGGAGTCAGTAATAATTTTAAACCTTTGTTTTCTGCTGATAGCCCTGATGCAGCAACGCAGTTAACAGGAAATTTAACAATAGAGGATGAGACAAACACGGCTGTGGTTACGGCTACAGCTTCTCTGTTTGATGCGGGGACAGCGACCTCTAGGGATATAAACAGATGGTTATTATTACAGCTTGGCTCTCAAGCCCTGCACGTCAAGATAGTGTATGATGCCGCAAACACCGGAACCCGTGTCAACGTCGAACCAGATTCAGCACCTCCAAGGGAGCCAAGGACAGACTTGGTAGCGAATGATGGTAAGACAGGCATATGGTTCCTAGGTGCTTTCTATGGACAGGATGCTGACGCTGACGCCAGTTATCCGTTCGCTGGGCAGGTATATCAGCAAAGACAGATGCTGACAGGCACCCCTCAGCACGCCAGTAATATATTTAGTAGCGTAACAGGAGACTTCAACGACTATGCTCCTTATACCTTAGACACTGAGGTATTAGCTACTTCCGGTATTTCCTACAAAATGGCTGGTACCCACGCAGTAGTGCGTTCCATTACAGCTAAGGATGAGCTTTTAATAGGCACCGAAGGAGGTATGTTTCGGGGGCGAGCATCCTCCAACGGTGATCCTATTACTCCTACAAACTTCAGGATAACCCCTGAAGAATCTAAAGGTATAATTATACCACCTTTACTTGTAGGGACAGATTTGTTATACATCCAACGGTCAGGGCATAGAGTGAACCAGATGTCCTTTAATATAAGGAGGAACGGATATGAGGCTCAAGATACAACAATTCTCGCTGACCATTTATTTGAAAGAAGTGGGACAGAGGCCGCTGATTTTTGCTACAAGCAGGAGCCTATTTCTACCCTTTGGGTATCTAAAGAAGATGGTACTTTAACAAGTTTAACTTATGAGCAACAGCAGGACGTCTATGCGTGGGCGCAGCATCAGTTAGGTGGAATGACCTTAACTTCAGGGGATACTTTAACTAATGGAGCGTGGTATAGGATAATAGCTAATACAACAGATTTCACAGATTACGGAGCTGACGTAAATGATTACGGAACTATTTTTCAAAGTACGGGCATACCAACTCTCACTGATGATGACGAGGTTCAAGAGGTGGGTTTTGTCGAGTCGGTTGCGAGCTTACCTTCGTCTGATAAGCGTGAAGATTTGTTATACGCCTTGGTTCAAAGGGGTGATCAGAAAACTATTGAACGTCTTAATTCCAACTACACTCCCGCCCATAGTCAGGATAAGCAGGATATGGTATTTCTCGACTCTTCTGTTACTATTGACCTTGGCGGCACTCCTACAACTGTGGTTTCTGATGCTTCGTTAGCTAGGTTTAACGGAAAGACGGTATCTGTGGTAGCTGATGGAGCGAAGCAACCTGACGTCACTGTCAGTGCTGGAAGTATTACTTTACAAAACTCAGCTAGTCAGCATGTCCATATAGGTTGGTCTTATCGTGGCATCCTTCAACTCTTAGAGATGTATACCGAGGGGCTGACAGGCACTAATCAAGGGAAGCGTAGAAACATGCACCATATGACTGTTCGTTACAGGAACAGCTTAGGGTTCTTCTACGGAACAGATTTACAAGTCTTGAGGCATGAAGAGTTCTCTGAAAATACAAGAACAATGAATCAAGGTCCACCTGTTGAGACGGGTCAACGTAGGGTTGAAACAACCACTGGATGGGATAGAGAGCTTGACTTTTACGTGGTTCAGGATTTACCTTATCCACTAACAATCTTGGCAATTATGCCCGAAATAAACCAATCACGATGATCTACTTAAATAGAAAATTTCTACATTTCATATTAGGAGAGCATTTAAGGTTTAGTATTCTCCCTGTTCTTTATGGAGTGGCAGCTGTGGCTTCTATCGCTGGGGGTGCCATGGGTATGTCTGCTTCTAAAAAACAAGCGAAAGCTATAAAAAGACAAGCAGCAGCTAATAAAAAAATAGCTTATAAGAACGCAGCTCTTTTAGAATCCTCTGCTGAAAGAAATTTAAAAATCTCTGGTAATAATATAAGATTCGGTAAATTAGAGAGAGGGGAGGAGCAGTTTTTTTTAAACAGAGAGAAACAAATCCTAGCTTTATCTAAACAAAGGGCCGTGGATGAGACTCAAGCAGAAATACAAGAATTATCTGAACAAGGGGTGCGTCAAGAGGCAACTCTTTTAGTAAGTATGGCGGCTTCAGGAAATGATATAACTTCTGTGTCCTCTCAAGCGGTTATGACAGATATGAAAGTAGCTGTTAATAAAGAGATTGCTTGGCTTGCTCATCAAGGTAAAGTAGCTGAAATAGATGCGTTAAATCAAATAGGTTTAATTACACATAATGTAGATAGGTCTAAAGCTTTATCTTTATATGAGACAGAGGTTGCAAAAGAACAAGCGGTTTTTGATAATAAACAAACACTACATGAAGCAGAGATCCAGAGAATGCAAGGGGATGCAGGTATAACTGTAGCCTCTGCCCAAGCTTCTGCGGCAAAAGCTCAAGGTGTGGCTGGTTTAATTTCATCCGTAGGACAAGCGGCATCCTTCGCTGCAAAAGCAAAAGCTTAATATTATGGCAAGAAAAACACCAATCCCTCAGGCTAAAAATTTCAAACCTTCAGCACGAGGAACTCAGCGTGCAGGTAGGCCTTCTCTTTCTCCTTATATACAGACAGAATACACAGGTCCTTCAGCAGCCAAGGCTTATGCTAATATGATGTCTAATTTAGGCTCTAGTTTAGGTAGTATAGCGAACACTGTAGAGCAGATAGATCAGAAAAAGAAGCATGCTTTTGACTTACGTTATGATCGTATGTTTACTGAAACAACACGGCTAGCTGAAGTAGAGTATAGGCAGTCGGTAGAGCAAGGTAATCCTTTAGCTGAGTCTTATGAAGAGTATGTAGCAACTAAGGTAGATACATTAGGGGCGGGTTTAACTAATGAGGATGGCTTCAGGCAAGACTCTTGGGATGAGGTGATGGAGAAAAGAATATCACCCACTTTAATAGGTGCTCAAAGATTAGATGTAGGTTTTAAAGAGGATAATCGACAATATGAGATGACCCTTGCGAAAGATGCTGTAAAGAAGGATTTAGTAGAGTTGTCAAAAAGCCCAGAATCTTTCTCACAAGAATCCGCAGATGTTGTAATAGATAAGCTCACCAAAATGAAAGCTATGGGGGCGCATAAAGTAGAGAATGCGGAATTAGACTCAGATATAACTGATTTAATATATAGTTATATAGTGGATTCCATTGCTTCTAAGAAGTCTCAGATAATTGAAGAGCTGGCTCAGAATAATGTGGACTACACTCATGAGGAAGCTCAGTCTATAGCAGAGACTTACAAGAAGCAACTGTCTGAGGAAATGTCTTCTTTTCTTCAGAATGAAGTAATAGGTGGTATGCTGTCTATGTCTTCTGAGCAGAATCAAAAACTTACTACTATGATGGCTGTTTTGTCTAAAGGAGGTGATCCTAAAGAAAACAAAAGCTTCGGTAGTTTGGCGGTAGGTTTTGCTGATGCTAATATAGGGGCTGAAGTTGAGAAGGTAGCCGTGCAAGTCGATAACTTGCAAGGGGTTACTTTAATGGGTAACCAAGGACAAATGGTAGAGGAGACACTGGAGAGCATAGAAGAGGCTCTCAGCTCAGTGGATCACGACACAGTTCATGGAAGAAACCTTAAAAAACTAAAGAGACAGGCGATAGCTTATAAAAGATGGAGTGAGGATGTAACCTCCGCTCAAGAGGATGGTTTTTTCGATATAAACGCACTATCAAGGAGAATAACCAACGACAGTTTAAACGCTTCTTTTTTAAATGAAGAGGACCAAGCTGCCCTTGCTTTAAGGCAAGAACAGTTGAAAAAACTTCAGGTAGCCATATCTGAAAATTCTTACTCTACTATAAGATCTTTATATACAAAAACTAGTTTAGAGAACCCTGATGCGGCTATTATACCTTCACATAAGGAAATAATACAATATACTTATGATATGATAGGGAAGAACCCGGCACTTATTTCCTATGATACGGCGGTATGGCTCCCAGAGGAATCTCAAAAAGAGGGAGTGGCTGCGGCTGATATGTGGATATCCACTAACCCAGAAGCGGGTCGTATACCTATTCTTAATAAGATTACAGAGCAAGTTAATGGAGTAACTAAGCACATCCCTGCCAACAGGGAGCAGCAGGCTCAAATTAAGCATGCAATTACACACCAGTTTTTTAAAGATGCGGCTAAGTCGAACCCTGAAGCTGTAATGTTGTTTAATATGGCTGAAGGTTATAGGGGTGCTTTAGTTAAAGCAGGAGATTCAGACGCCGCTGTTAAATACCAGAGATTAGTGAACAATGGTAGGGATAATGAAACTTTTAAAAATATAGCTAATCAATACCCTAAAGGCCACAAAGCTGTTCTCTCACAAATAGATAGAACCCCTGAGCTGTCTATGTTTTTTGAAAAGATGTCTGAGACACAAAATGGCTTCCCTTTAACAGATGACCCTATTTCTCTCTATAAAGGGATTATAGCTAGACAGGTTTTAGGTATGATGATGACTGATGGAGAAACTGATGCTTTATCAGAAGGAGATACAGGGGAGATATCAGATTACGTGGAAGAAGCTATTGAAGAAATAGTGGGATCTCAGTATAATGTTAAGCAGGATGTTTTTGGAAACGAAGGGGTTTTTGGACTAGGTCAAGATACTTTACTATTGAGTGGTGTAGGCCAAGACCGAAGTTTCTTCGGAAAGGTTATTTCAGCCTTAACGCCTGATTCATTAGAAGCTCGTAGTGGGGTGGCTACTTCAGTGGATTATTTCACTCCTATTCATGAGGGTAAATTCACCCCTGAAAGCCCTGAGTCTTTAGCTTCTGTTTTATCTGCGTTTCAACCACAGGTTATTATAGATGGTAGACAATCTTTCGACCCTGATTCTATGGTTGCGGATAACTACTCGATTAAGTCTTATAGTGATGTGAAGGACTTAGGTACTGGTATGATATCAAGAGTGGAGAAAAAAATCACCGGTAAGGAGTTATTTGATCAAATGTCAAAAGGACGTCTTAGGAGTGTTACTTCATCGGATGGGTCTTATATTTCTATATACTTTAATGGCACAAGTGGGGGTTTCACCGAACTGCTTTACAAAGGGGTTCCTTTATCTATAACTAGTGAGCAATACCAGAATATAGAAAAACAAGCGGAAGTTAATTTTAATGATTGGGAAAGGAAAAACTCAGGCTTGCGTACTAGCATAGGTTCGCTAACTTCTAAGCATCAAGAGTTCCTTAGACGTTAGATATGGCCTTCAATATAACTAATCCAAACCAAAGAGCTATAGGGTATAACCCTATGGGCTTGTCCTCAGATCAAGTAAAAGGACAGGAGTTAGATCTCCATACATCTATACAAGCAGCAGCTGAGAACAATCTAATGACAAAAGGGATTGATTTAGCTGTCGTTAGTTTCCTTGATGAAGGTGAGAAGAAAGACCCTGAAGAGTTACGTGTATTATTTCCGGAGACATCTTACTTATTTCAGGATGTAGAGCCTATGTCTTTGGATGCGGCTTATTATATATCGGCTCGTGCGGAAAGACGCCATGAGTTAGAAGCTTATACTAAGAAGCGTAACGACACGCTATCTTTAAGATCAGGTATAGGGGGTGCTTCTTTAGCAGGATTGGAAAAAGCGAGTGTAGGGGCTTTGTCTTTTATAACCGAGAACCTCGACCCTTCTTTGTTAATCCCTGTTTTAGGTCAAACTGCTAAAGGGGCGGGTTTATTGAGTAAAGCTACAGGAGGTAGGCTTACTCAAGCAACTTTAACGAAAGGTTTAGGCACTGTTAAAGGGCGTATAGCTACAGGGGCTATAGAAGGGGCTGTGGGTGGTGCTTTAGTTTCACCTATTGAGTTTAATTATGCTCAAACCTTCCTAGGTCAAAGTGGCTATGAGGCGGCAGCAGCCTCTGTATTCGGAGGTGCTTTATTCGGCACAGGGATGGGTACTTTATTTGGCGGGTTCCGTCAAATGCGTGTGTCCAAAGAGGCTAAAGAAGCTATGTACAAAGTAGGTATAGACCCGTCTTTACCTACTAAAGAGGCTTTAGGTCAGTATGCAGATTACCTAACAAACACGGAAGCCTTTGTCCATACGGCGGCAAGGAACTCTTTCTTTAAGGATTTAAATACACGCATTGATTCAGGTAAGGTTCCTTCCGCTGAGGAGCTGCTTGAAGTAGGTGCTCAGGTGGATAAATTAGAGAGACAATACGGTGCCGCTATAGCTCAGGAGATACCTTTACGTGAACTTAGATTCACCCCTGACCAAATAGGGGAAGTGTATGATGAAGACAGCTTAGTTTCTTTTATGGGGGCGCATAAGAGATCAGAGGAGCTGAGTGCTGCTTTTGGTGGTTTTGATATAAAAGAGGGACTTACACAAAAAGTAGCAAATTACCGCCTAGCTTTAGATGCTTATAGTGAGTATTTGGATAAGTTCGATGGTGTAGATTTAGATAATGATTTAGGGTATCAGAAGGTTTTCTCGGAGTTAGCAGATAAAGGGGAAGAAGTCCTTGATATTCATAAAATGTTAATGGAGATCCCTGAGTTATCAAGGTCTAATGGCTTGCATACATATATGCAAGAGGCTGGTTCTGATTACTTAGGTATAGTGGATACCCTGTTATCCGACCACACAATTAAAGACAGACCTATAGGTGGGCCTTTAAGTGAGGTGGAGATAGTTAACTTTTTAAAAAGAACAGCTAAGAAGGAGTTTACGACCGAGAAGGAGAAACTTTTATCTAGATTCCTTTCAGCCTTTGGACGTGAGTTAGTAGTTACACCTTACCTTGGGCCCCATGGTCAGGTCTCACCTACTAGTGCTAACACTGTGTTTGTATCTCAAAAAGCCTTAGTTGATAATATTGAATCAGGGGAGTCCACGGTAGCCTCTATGACTCAAATTGTGGGTCATGAGTTTTGGCACACATTAGAGCTATTAAACCCCAATATCGCTAGAAATATAGTTAAGCAGATAGTTAAAGGAATGTCTAATGATGAGTTGGTAGCTTTGGGTAAGATACATTTACAGAGCTATAAGAAGATGGCAGACGCCAACTTAGCCCACTCTCATGCTTCTTCAGAGTATATGGCAGATGTAGTAGGGCATTTAGTAAACACCGAAAGATTCTGGGAAAAACTCACTGAGCTATTAAATAAAAAACAAGGGAAGCAGGTAAAATCTGCGGCGGCTCGTTGGTTCCATGCTTTAGCTGATTCGGAGGTATTGTCTATATTTAAAAACTCCTTCGGAGGTCGTCTTAATAAACAAATAGATGGGTTGGCGGAGACTTTATCTCATAAGCAAGATGAGATAAAAAATATAGACGAAGAGTTGGGTTTATCTCCGGGTATGCTTAATACCGCTGCAAATGATATATACTCAGACCCTTCTGTTTATTTCCAATTAAAGGATTTAAGGGCAGATGCTTTTAAGCAATTAGGTTTAAAAGGTGAGGATTACGTAGATAAGAGTTTTAAGACGATGATGCGTTCAACCTTCACTGCGGGAAATGAACCTAAATCTGAGGATGCCTTTACTCAAATATTAAATGACAGTGTTACCTCTGTTAATGAAAGATTGAATCAACTTACCGAACTAACCGATAACGATTTCAAAAATGAGTTGTTCATAAAAGATCAAGCTTTTAGGTTTGATCAGCAAGACTATAGAAAAAACAGTGAGAATATGGAGGGAGAGAGTGCTTTAAACCTACCTCCTAATATGGTGAAAATGACTGGGTTTTATACTCTAGCACATAAAAACCTGACCCATATGAAAAAAGGGTCTAAGGTACCTTCAGGTCTTGAGGGACAATTGGCAGCGAATAACCTTCCTTTTTATCTTCAATTAGTTAAAAAAGGAATAAACCCTGATGATGCGGCTACTCAAATTCTCGGCCCTCAGTATGAAGCACAGCTTAGGAAAGAGGCTTTAAATCAAAAAGCACAAAGGAAGTTTAAAAGTTTTAAAACTAAAGAGGAATTAATGGATTTCCTCTCAGGGGGTTACACTAAGGATTCTGATGGACGGGCTGCTGGTTTAAGTGTCGCTAGGCAAAGGGAGGTTGAGAGATCTGTAGCTTTGGCTCCTTTATATCAATCTTTAGTTAAACATGATTTAGCCAACAAATGGGACTCTAGTACAAATGATGCCTTCGTAAAAGAAGTAGTGGATGTGCTAGAAGGGGGTAAGTCTACTAAAGCCTCTGTTAATGATGTATCTTCTTCTATAAAAACAATCCTAGATTATCAAGGGGCTCGTCTTAAATCATTAGGTGTGATAACTGACACTATAGAAGGTTACTCTTTAAAAGGCACCCATAACAGAGCTGTCATAAGGAACAATAAAGAGAACTGGATGTCTACAGTTAAACCTCTCCTTGATTGGCAGGAAATAAGTAAGTTTAAAAAAGTATCTACAGCTAAGGATAGAGATAATTTTCTTAATGGGGTTTTTGATGAGCTGAAAAGGGCTCAAGATATAGAGGATTTCATACAAGGTTTAAAAAACGAAAATGAAGTATCCTCTGATATAATTATTGCAGCCTCCCATTTTGACCCAGATAAGGCGGAGTTGCATAAAGATGAGCTATTGTCTAAAGTACACAGGAGTCTTCGTTTCCTTAAAGGGAAGCAATATGAGTATGATAAAACATCTTATGGCTCAGGGAACCCTGCTAAGAAGTTACTGACTAATATAATGTTAACAGCGGATAAAATCGCTGTCCATGAGTCTTTGGGCTTCAATTGGGATCAACTAAAAGCAAGCACAAACCTGCACGATCCGCAGGTGAATATGGTTTTTGATTATATCACAGGATTCACAGACACCCCTGTGAATAAAAGGTATGGTAGAATACGCCAAACAGCCAGCCAGTTAACCGACTTAGCTATGTTATGGCGATCCGGGCTGACATCTGCAACTTCTGACCCTGCTCATATGGTATCTACTTTAAGGTATTTAGGGGTTCCTATGAAGCAAGCGTATCATATGTCCGCTAAAGCTATGAAGCAAGCAGGTCTACGCAACAAAGCCTTTCACCCTAATTCCTCAGAGGCGGTGAAATTAAAAGGTTATGGCGCAGGTTTGGATGCTTGGATGAATGCGGCTTCTCGTAAGTTTGGTGGGGAGTTTGGGTTACTTGCTCATGAGGAGATAGGGTTCATGGATAATATATCCAAGAAGATTTCAGAGTATCACTCTAAGATGTTTGTTTTAAACGGACAATCTTGGATAACTTCCGTAGGCCAAGAGGCTATGGTGGACTTAGGGCAGCAGATGATAGCCCGAGCAACTATAGGACCTCGTGTAAATAAAACCTTCCAACATGTTCTGGATAGGTTTGGTGTGACTAAAGAAGATATACCTTTAATTAGAGAGGCTACTTATAGGGATGCGGATGGAGTGGCTCGTATAGACCCTAATAAGATAAAAGATGTTAAAATACAAGACAAAGTAAGATCTTATTTAGATGAGACTATGCGCATGGGAGTTATCGAACCAGATGCTCGCTCTCAGGCTTATATAAGACTGGGTTTTAGAGAAGGAACCCCTGCGGGTGTTGCTGTTCGTTTGGTCACTAAGTATATGGCTTTCTCCTTAGCTCAAGGAAGACAATCATATGCTCGTATGTTACAAGGGTTCTCCCCTGAGAAGGTTAAAGCTCTTTCTCAAGATCCTCGTGCTATGGGTAATTTGTTACTGCAATCAAACTTAATGACTTTTGCAGGTATGGCTTTAGTTGGAGCCACAGCAAATCAAGTAATTTCTGATATAACTAAATTTAAAGAACCTACAATATTTAATACAAATAAAATGGGTCAGATACTTCAGCGTGCAGGGTTAATTCCTGTAATAGGAGATGTGATGCAACGCACAGGGGCGGACACTTTGATGGGGGATGATAGTTTATTTGGAATAGGTGGCCCTACTATAGGCACCTTGGTGAATATTGTGAACCAAATAGGTATACCTTTTATAGGGGATGAGGCTACTTCTTATGGTGTAGTTAATTCCGTCATGCAGGCGACGCCCGGAGCTACTATACCTTTCTTAGGGGAAGGCCGAAAGGCCTTGTTTTCTTCTATGTTCGATAGTTATAATGATGGGTTCCAGCGATCCTTGGCTTACAGTGAGAATAATTTTGACCAAACATCTCTTTTTAGGGAAGATACGGAGGACGAATAATGATTAGTGACGCAACAGCAAAAACAGATTACTCATACACAACAGGAGTAACACAATTTCAAAATACACCTGTATGTTTTGCAGACAGCGACCTACAGGTTATCTACACAGGGGCTAGTGGTGACGAGCTGCTTATGACCTTGACCACGGACTATACGGTCAGTGATGTAGGGACGAGCTTTACACGATCCAGCGTTCAGTTGACCGCTGTTGGTATCGCTAAGTTAGACGCAGTAACAGGGACAGTCCCTGTCATTGTTCAACGTGTCTTGGCTGCCACTCAGTCTACGGACTATATAGCGATGGACGACTTTCCGGCGGAGAACCACGAAAACAACTTGGATTACCTGACCTTGTTGATTGCTCAAGCAAACGAGGGTGTGGCGCCTGCGGACAACAGGGCATTGCAATTCCCTGCCAACGACCCACAGAGTCTCAGCCCAGTTATACCTAAACAGACGGATCGTGCGAAAAAGATTCTAAGTTTCGATGCTGATGGTGAGCCTACGGTCACTGATATATCAAGTGATACTATCGGTGGTATGACCGGACCGTCGAGTCAGGTGGAAGGTAACCTCGCTCTTTACGATGCGGTGGATGGAACACTTAAGCAGGATAACAACATCCACGAATCGCTATTCCTTCAGCAAACCTTGGATTGGTTATCTACCACTACTTGGGACTCTGATCTTGGACACATCGCTACGGTGACCGCTGCTACAGGTGTTACCTCCACCCCTACTTTCAATGTAAGTAATATCAAGCCGGGTAAATACTCTTTAATACTTATACAGGATGCCACAGGCGGAGCTGAGCCTCAGTGGGGTTCGATGATTAATGGAAACCCCCTCATTAAAACAGGAGCCAATGAAATTACCACAATTGAGTTTATTAGTGACGGTACTACCCTCTACGCCGTTGGGACAAGTGCCTCGGCCACCTCGGACGATACGGCTAGTATTAAGCCGTTTGCCTACGACTTTACCGGAGACGAAGCAGGAGTCGGCTACCTCTACTGTAATGGACAAGTAGTTAGCCGAACTACTTATGCTAATCTATACGCTAAAATAGGGACAACTTATGATACAGGAGGTGAAGGTGGAGGTAACTTCCGCCTCCCTGACTACCGAGGCTACTTCCTCCGTGGTTTAGATACTTCAGGAGTTGTAGACAAAGATGGTGCTGCTCGTGCTCTCGGAGACACACAAACGGATGAGATCAAAGCACACACAGCCACCTCTCATAACCACAGTGGCGATGACGCTGGTTGGGGTGTATTTGATAATATAGGACAAAGTGCCTTGGGTTACTATTTCATCGCCAACGCAAACTCAGGGAATTTTAACTTACCTAATGACAGCGCAGGCGACACCACAACTATCTCAACCAATACCGTACTTCAAAATTTCGGCTCTGATAATGTAGACGGGAATACCTCAACATATACTCCGGGAGCTACTGAGGATGAAGTGCGCCCTGTGAATGTATCTGTCCACTACGGAATTAAATTCTAATGAGCCGAGTCCCACCAATAGCATTCTACGACATACTAGAATGCAACAGCGGCCGGTCCGGTCTTGACACACGCCCAAGGTGCGTTAGATTGTATAAAAGAACAATTAGAACAAGGAGATAGTAAAGATGGCTCAGATAACAAGTAACGGAACATACGGTCCATATAAGTGGGTTCGTGGCGGTGGTGGAACAATGGTCACCAGTGGAACTTTTGACTCAGCTACTGTAAAACTACAGTACTCAATGGATCAGGGGGTCACTAAAACAGACTACCCGGGGACCAGTCAGACAGCGGAAGGTGTCATGCCTTTCAATATCACAGAGAACCTTTGGTTATATGTGAACGTAGCTGGTGGTGGTGGATCGATGGATTTCTTCCTACAGGTCAACGAGTCCGAAGGCGCAAACAATTTAGCAACATTGACAGGTTCAGGGCTCGCCCAACAATCAACCTTGTCATTAATGGAAACCGAACAGACGGATCAGGGGACAACTCTTGATTCCATCCTTGTTGACTCGGCCAGTATCAACACCACAGCAAGTAGTGTATTGACTAGGTTACAAGCAATAAGAGCAGGTGATGCCGCTGAGCGAGTTGAAACAGAGGACGCTGGACCGGCAGATCCTACAGGAGTTAATTTGTATACTTTAAAAGGAGCCTCACTTGGTGGAGCATTAACTTTGTTCGCCGCTCCGGGCGCATCGACCTTTAATCAAGTTAGAGATTTGTATGTATCAACCGATACAGACACAGCCGCTAGTTTGTATTCCGGTTCTACGACCCTTTGGGCCGGTGAGCTTAAAGCAGCTAATGGTAGTATTCAGCTCACCCCACGGGAAGGGTTCACTGGTGAGGACAACACCTCGGTGCAGTTTATCACCGCTGAGGCAGCCGCCACTGGTTATATTACCGCTCACTCTAAAGACGTAACATAATGTTCCCTATAAGCTGCTTAACTTCTGCGACTCGAAGGATGGGGGCAGAGACGCTATCCCTTGTCCAGAAGATTCTAAACATGAATCCGGACGTATGGTTTGACGACCCTACGACCTACGCTCAGTCGGCTTTGGCTTTTGAGTCCGACGGATCGACGACTTACCTCATCTCTGAGAACGAAGGAACCTTTGCTATAGGGGATCAAGACTTCTCTGCTTGGGCTTGGGTGCAAATAGACTCTACTCGCACAGCGGACACTGACTATGTCATGTCAGAGTGGAAGACTGGTACTAATAAAAGGTCTTGGGGTATTAGGCTAAATGCTAGTCATCAAATGGTATTTTTTATATGTGATGATGGAACATCAGGGAACGTATCAACCAGTAGTCATGCGACCGACTTATCACTAGCACACGAGGATGTATGGATCTTTGTAGTTGTCAGATATGACGCAAGTGCAGATGAGCAAAGTATCAGGTTGTTTGATACAAGCGGTGACGAGATAGGAGTCGAGAAGACTGGCACTCATGCTGGTGGTGCTTATTCTGACGGGGGTAAGTTTCATGTATCTGGACAAGGTGATGGATCATCTCAGGAATGGGACGGATATATCGACCAAGCTGCTGTATGTGTAGGTTATCGTGTAACCGATGATGATATCACTGAGCTAGTTAACGGTGGTAATGGACTACAATACGCTGACCTCACTGGGTCTGAGAATTACTACGCTAACCTAGAGGCTTGGTATGATTTTAATACTATTCAGAATCTGGGTAGGAATTACGCTACTAGTCAACACGCTGTTGACCTTCCAGATAACACTGATTGGTTCAGTTCAACAAGCTCAGATTTTGACAAGGAAACAGGTGCTTTTTCTGTTTCAGCTTGGTTAAAGACACCAAGTAGTTTTCCGGGCGATGATGGTCTGGGAATAATTATTTGTTCAAATGGTACTAGTAGAATTATGCAATGGGCTTTTCGTATTAGTACGACAGGAATGCCTTATGTACATTTTTACTACGACAATAGTAATTTTATTCAGAGGCAGTCGTCTGAAACTCTAAGCACTGATACATGGTATCATGTTGGTTTCTCATTTAATGGTGATGCCACGCCTGTTTATACGGATATTGAAGTTTATGTTAATTCTGTACAAACAACTCACGCAGGGGGCACGGGTGTTGGCTCTTTCATTGCTATGGAAAGTGTTGCTAGCTTTAACATAGGAAGACACGAGCAGAAATCAGCGCCTGCTGATGTTACAGGACCAATAACTATAGGCACCTTAGCTTTTTATGACGCTGAACTTTCTGCTGCTAATTTTTCAACACTTTGGAATGACGGCGTTCCATTAAAATACGTCGATACACTACAAACTGACCTTGTTTCTCATTGGGATTTTGACGAAGGTAGTTTGAATATATTGGGACAAGATAAGCACGGTTCAAATGATTTAACACCCGTTTCCATTGTTGCGGCTGATATGGTGGGCGGTGTTCAGGATGCTTCTAATTTCGGATTGGAGTTTGATGGATCGACCGATACAATGACAAACTCTAATGGGGATGTTCTTAGCTTAGGGGAGACGGG